ATAATGTGCGAGATGCAAATCCATTTCCAGATGCAGAAGTTACATTAGCATTTGTTTCTATAAAAAACTTCACCCCAGCTGAGATAGAAAGCATCTTGTGGTTTGAGCCAGTTGTCGAAGTTCCTGGCATTGCTTTCTGGACTGGAGATCCATTTCAAGATTTAACAATCAAGGATTTAGCAATAAATGACGGAACTCTCGAGATTATAACTGGAGTTTTATCTGGTGTAAATAATGAATATCTAAATCTTGAGTCTGGCTTGTATTTTTATATTAAGCAGACAGAAGGAAGTTTTGTATCTAATATATTTAACTATTTAGCTTCTGTTCAAATTGCGGCTTCTTATGATTACATAGGATTGTCAGCAGATGGATACCCAGTATATCTTGTAGTGGTTATATCTGTAGGAACTGAATATCAAGTAAGATTACAGCAGGTTCCAGAGCTTTCTAATACTTTAAATATCAAGGTTCTTTTTGTATATAGAATATATCTTCAAACTCTAAATGCCGAAGGAACAGGAGATATAGAATATTACAGAATACTTCCAATATCTGGTAAAGCTGCCGCTAATGACATTCTTGGTATATGGGACATAGCAGATTATATATATATTAAATTAAATGAACTCAAGACTCCTCCAATATATATAGAAGTACTAAGGTCTAATAGTGCAGATTCTGGATATGCTACCTCTACTGGCTCACATGAGTTTATTACAATAAGCGGAGTTACATATCTAAAGTATCAAGTAAATCCATCTTCTGATATAGGAGAGTATGTATGGGTAAAGCTTGATGATGGCGAATTTACTGGAAGCTATACAACTTCTGTGAAGTTTAAGATAAATTACCCATTTATGGTTTTCTTGTATAATTTAGAAATATCAGGAGAATATCAATCTGCTATACTTCCAGAATCGGAGACGCTTGACTCTAGGTCAGATATAATAGGCTCTTCGTTTGAATACAAGACTCATGTTTATATGAAGGCTACTAAGCAGCCTATGGTGTCTTCGGTTGTTTATTATTCTATTGACAATGGAACTTCTTGGATATTATATGACGGAGTTGAAGAAGTTGAAAATATAGTAGACCCTACTGATTCAAATATCTACTATGCAAAGGTAAAAATGCCAGCGTATCTAACAGATGTTAGGCTAAGGATGCTTGATTCTGAATCTTCAAAGACTACGAACCATGTAACGGTATATGCAGAAGCTCCATTTTTATCCTATATAAAAACTGAAGTTTTAGATAGAGAGCCTGATAGCGCAATAGTTCCAATTTCTTCAGTTCCTGACACTTCTGGAAATGTTATAGAGGCTGTATATACAAAGAAGAGTTTTTCTTATATATATGCAGAAATTGACAATCTTAATAACTCTGAAGTTCAAGGAAGCTTTGATAATATATCTTGGTTTGACATATCTACATCTTCTATTATTTCATCAGGAGGATTGGATTATATAAAAATACCAATATTAAAATACGGATCTTCTTATAATATAAGGATACTTGACTTGTCAAGTTATTTATACGGAAAGAACTTGATTATAGAATCAGAAGAGCCTAACGATGGAACATTTACTACATTATTAGAAGAGTTTTCTAACAATAAAATAAAAACAGAACCAGACTGGAGTGCAGTTGCATTTACGGACTATAACGAAGAATTTTTAATCAAAATAAAAAATGCCTAATTCAAGAATTTTTATAGACATTCATCATAACCAAGCGGCAAGACCAGTAGTATATGGAGACGATTTGTACATAGACGAAATATCTACTGGATTGCTAAACCCTTCACTTGCAGCTTTGCCAGGATGGGCTTCTGTTCCATCAGGGATAAGAGCAGGGTGGGGAACAAGGTCTGGATCTACGACAGACCTTAATCTACTTACTCTTCCATTAGACTTAAATCAAGTTCCAGGCGTTTCATCATTTGGGGGAAGAATAGCAATAGCAGTAATTCCTGGAAGTATATATTACAAAGATTCAATTGAAGAAGGATGGAATTTGGCTGAAATTTCTCCTGCTGCAACCATTTCTTCCTTATCAAGAATAAAGATAATATCGAGCTCGCTTGCATATTGCGTAACAGCTTTAGCTTCAAGTGTAGAGGTTTTAAAATCTGTAGATAATTGTCAAACTTGGCAACATATAAGCCCGCCTGCTTCAGGCACGTTCACCTCTGCATTTGACGCTTCTGGAACTAATATAGTTTTAGGATGTAAATTCTATTCAACCGATAGCGGAGAAACATGGTCTGCATACACTGTATCTGGAACAATATACGACTGCACTATAAGCTCAACAGGAAGTTGGTTTGCCGCAACGTCAGTAGGAGAGGTTTATAAAAGCATAACAAACGGAGCTTCTTGGACTACAGCGTACACTTCTTCTTACAATATACAAGTGTTGTTCTCAAATGGTTCAGAAATAGTGGCATTGGTAGCCGCTTATCCGTATCAAGTTTTATATTCTTCTAATAATGGAGCTTCTTGGCAATTAAGGTCTGCGTTCAAAACTGGACTAAGAGCGGCTTCCATAGTTTATGACGGAGTTAATTATTATGTTAGCGGAGATTCATTCCTTCTTAAGGGAGGTGACTTGAGCGCCCTTGATGACACAGAAATAACCTTTACTGGAATAATGAAGTCTTTAGCATTGTATGGCGCTGGAGTTATCTCTACTACTTCGGCAGCAGGATTTCTTGGGTTTTATCCATCTGGAAACCTAAAAGTAGGAGGAGGTAACTGCAGGAGAATCGGGTGGATAGAAATAGAAAAGCCTTTAGGCTATAAGCCAATAGTTATAGACTCGTCATCTTTGTCTCTTATAGAAGTTAATACAAAACTGTCTCAAGGCTCTAGCGGAGCTGGAAGGTTTTATTTCTTCTTTCCATTTGTAGATAACAATGGGTTTCCTATCGAAGTTACTGCAAACATAGGAGAAGGGAATGTTCAATACATAGGATGGGCAATAGAATATTCTATGTCTGGAGCAAATATTGTTGCTACAAAGATTGTAGGAATAAAGCCATTTTCATATGGAGCTAGTCCAGTAGAAACTACTGAAACTTCTATTTATGAAGCACTTTCGCTTCCTCTTAGCCCAAGTGTTTCATTAGGAAAATATTCTTGCATGAGGATAATGAGATATGCTCTAAAGCTTCAGTCTAACACATATGAAGAACTGTCTGTATATCCTGACTACAACAACATAATATCGAGAGTAGAATATGCGATGTCTTCAAGCTTAATATCTTTTATATTTGACAACAAGTTTGGAAAAGGATTTCTTGGATATGGAGGCGTAGGAACTACTGACGGAGTTGGAGCTATTGACAATTACAGCCTAAGAGTGTTTTAACAATTAATAATGATATAAACTATGTCACACGAGAAAGAAATATATTTTTCAGATACAATGCACTTCGATGCGTTTGGAAGATTAAGAACAGCAGAAGTAACTTCTGAAAATGACAATCTTCCGCAAGACAGCAAATAATATATGTAAAACATTTTTTAATGTATGTTTTACATATATTAAGATTTTACTATTAACTAAAAAAGGCAAAATGTATGAATATCTTTAAAGGAATCTTGTCTATTGCTCCTACTGTGATAAGCTTGTTCAAAGGCGAAACTCCAGAAAAAGGTAAAGACCTTGTAAAAAATAGCGCAAAGTCAATTGGAGTAGGAGCTTCTATGATTGCTATTGTAGCAAGCCTTCCTGAAGCTATTAGCCAAGTAGAGCAGACTATATATGCACTTGTTGCTCTTGTCGGAGCGATTACTACTCTTGTCGGAGCTATTGGCTCAATATCTGGAAAGTCTCAAATAAAAGGCAATTTAGATGAAGAGGTAAAGTAATGGAATTTGTTCCAGTAGATAGCTTTGTTTCTTATGTAGCTATACTTGTACTATCGTTCTTTCTCAAAAGGGAGATGACTTTAAGAGACAGAGAATTTGAAGAAGTGAAACTAAAAATAGAAGTTCTTCAGAAAGACTCTGAAAGCAACAAGTATACTATTGAGCATAACAAGCACATTATAGAAACATCTTTTAGTAAAGATATTGAAAACATGAAGAACGTTTTTAATAAAGAAGTTGAAAACATCAAGCTTACAATGACTTCAATAAATTTATTTATGCAAGAAATTAAAGATTCAATGCAGCGAAACTTTAGTAAAATATACGAGAAATTAGACCAAAAATAATTATGATTGCTTCGTTTTCTATCTTAGGTCGTGAAGTGTGGTATTCCAAAAACAATGCTCCTATAAAGGGCATTGTTTGGGGTATTTATTACGGAGATGACTATACTTTGACTACGAATTTTACTACTATCAAAATGAGAAATGGCGACAAGATTCGAGATGAATTAGTCTTTGAATCTAAAGAAGAATGTGTTTCTTACATTATCGAGGTAATTAGTGCAGAATAATGAATTTTGATTTTAAGCGCTTAAAAAATGATAGTCAATACTTATATCATTAAAATATAGTTAATCGTTTCTAGGGCAAATTTGAGCGCTTAATCGCAAAATAAAGAACGTTTATTAGGTTAATTTTTGAAATCACTGTAAAAAGGACACTATGAAAAGTGTCCTTTTTTTTCTTGCGTCATACTACAATCTGCTCCACATCAAAATATGGGAATGGATTTAACTCCTTGTCCATAAGATGTTCCGCAAAATCCCAAGCTGCTCTTTCTGTTTTAAACTCTTTAGCCTCCTGAGAACTGACTGCAAACATTTGATTTCCGCTTGCGTCTTCTTTATAATAAAGTCCTGATGGCTCTTCATCAAAGCGTAGCCAAGATATTACAAATATACCTTTAACGTTAAACGCAGACTTTTTTATCTTTTTACCAGTTGTGTTAAATTTCCTTGCCATTAGAATAAACTTCCTTGTTTGTATTGTTTTTGTTCTTTTTTAGCTTCTATCTTTTCTTTTTTTGCGTGCTTGACAAGAAGCCTTTCAGCTTCATTGACTCCTGCATAAGAGCAAGTTAGATTTTTTATCTTGGACACGTTTTTGTATCTCATATTGTATTCACGAAGCCTTGATATGTCGTAATCAGGAGAATCTTTACTCTTGCTTATTTGTATGCAGTCAGACTCTCTTACGCAGAATATATCATAAGCTGGATGCTTCTTTGCTTTTTTAATAGCGTCAACATAAACAAACAAGTGATATATTTCTGTCTCGTAATGAAGGCAGTGAACGAATCTTGATTCCATATATCTAAGTATTATAGAAGGTACATTTATAGCCCATTCTTCGTATATTCCGCAAGACTTAAAGTCTGAGTCATAATACTTAATACTGCAATAAACCTCCGAAGGAGTACAGGATTTGTTAATCCAATACTCCTCTTTAGTTTCTTTTATGGTAGCTTCAACTCTTTCCATTAGAATGGCAAGTCATCGTCTTCAAAATCTGGCATGATTGGCGCTTTTTTCGAAGCAGTGGCTTGCTGATTTCCGCTTCCTGCTTTTGGGGCAGCATATCCACCAGAGTTTCCGCCTTTTTTTGCACTAGACCTTGCTTGAGCATCTTCTTCTGATTCGATAGAGAAAGAGATAAATTTTCCTTTTTGTCCAGTTTTAGTCCAAGATGAAACATAGTATTTGACTCCATTTACAACAAGACTTCCGCTTCCATCTGGAAGTTTATCTGCATTAGGCTGACCTTTTGCAATCGCAGCTTTTTTGTATTCAGAAGGGAATATTGCTCCTCTTTTTTCGTTATCGTATGATTGACCTTCGTTAGCCATATAGATTTACTCCTTTAGAGTTTATGTGTATTGTTTTGTTTCTTGGTACGAGATAGAAATCAACTCCATTCTCGTATTTGTTTTTTATAGCTTCTTTTACAGATATATTCTGAAGAGAATTATTTGGATTGCTACTTACCCAGTCCTAAAGCTGAAGCTGAAGGGCTTTTTTGTCTGTTTCTAATAGTATATAATAGCCAAGATTAATGGCTCTTCTAAACTCTTGTATAACAAATTCTTTTGGAACGCCTTTTACGCTTCCTTCTTTACGCTTTAGCATATATTGGAGATTGGTTTCTTTATCAGAAAGCTGCTTCTTCATCAATGTACGGTAATCCTTCTGAGCTTCTAATCTCAGAAGGATTTTTATTAATGTCTTTAGCAAAGATTAATTTATTGCCTTGTTGAACAAGATGGACAAAGTCGCCTTCGAGTCTTTGCCTTCTGTTTTTAATCTGAGAAACATATACAGAATCATAGAAGACCATATTGCCCTCGAAGTCTTTTACTTGTTTCCCATCTTTAGACCGAAGCTCTGGATATACGTTAGGTCTGAAGAGTGTTGTTACAACAAACGCATCTTCAAACACTTCTGTAGCTCCTTTTAGATCTTCTTCTCTTAGTATTGACCTCCAGCCTTCTCTATCTTTAGACTTATTCGGCTGAACTGCAAACATTCCAAATATATTTAACTCACTACACAAGTCTGTCAATCTATTACTAACTTCTATTTGAGCTTCTAGCTTATGTCTTGAGTCAAATCCAGCAACTCTCACTCTTCCCAAGTGGTCAACAGAAAAGAAATCTATTCCAAACTTGGCGTGATAGTATCTTATATCTTGGATTATATCGTGAAGATACTTGTGAGTCGTTATAATCTTTATGTTTTTAGCCTTCTCTCCAATATCATAAGCCATTAGTCTTTTTGCAGCTTCGTTTACTGTATCTTCTAAGTGAAAGTTAAGACCCTTGTATCCGCAATAGGCAAGCATAGCTTCTTTCATTTTTATATAGAAAGTCTTTCCTTGTCCAGGTCTTGCGAAAATAAGTTCTGTTGTAGATCTTGCTCTTCCGCCTATTCTGTAGAAGATATTATCGAAAACATCAACGTCATAATGAAGCAATTCAAGAGCGTCTTCTTCGCCAACTTCTGTAGGGTCTATGCCAACTTCTTCGTATCCAGTATAAAGGCCTTCTGAGAATTTTGATGAACGAGCAAGTACTTCATCGACTGGCGTTGATGGGTCTGCAGACAATATCATCAAGTCTTTTGACCTATTATATATCGACCTCCTGAAGGTGTAAGATTTAAGTATTCTTACCTTTTCTTCATGCGCATCAATTTTTGAATATAAGGTACACATATCAATTTCTAATGTGTATTCCTTGTAGTCTTTTACTTTTGTCCTAAATAAGTCTTCAACTCCAGCTCTCGACACAGAACGAGTCTTGTCGTACAAAGCTTTTGCTACTGCAAATATCTTGTGCCTTATAGGGTTGTAGAAGTCTTCAGGTGTACATGAATCAAATATATACGGAGCTGCATAACTAGATTTCAGAGATATTCCGAGAATGTCTCTTTCTGTATCTTCTGAATGTATGTTATCTCCGTTTGTCATAATACTCTTCTTTTGTGAGTTACTGCATAAACATCTTCCGTTTGAGAAGATTTGTTAAAATTGCTATTGTTGTCTTTTCTTGTATCTATTAAAGACTTTGCCGAAACTCTTATGGAGAATCTTATAACGTCAATTGGACTATCCATCTCGGATAAAAAGGCTAGCTCCTCTCTTGCGGTACTTTCGCTAACTGGCTCTTTTTTCTCGCGCTTACGATACTTTAGCCAATCTTTATAAGCTTCATCAAAGCCGTCTATTCTCAGGAGGCTTTCAGGAACATCTTCTGCTTTGTACCGATATTCTACAACAAACTTCTTTTTTTCTGTATTCCCTTCTGAAATTGAAATAATTAAATCTATTATAGTTCCGTTAAAAAATATTAAGTCTATATAGTTTATTAGTTTTAAGTTATTAATAGTATATATATAGGAGTTTTTTAGGGCAATTTTAGAAAATAATCGCATATTTTCAGCTCTTTTTTTAGCTAAATCGTTTAAAACCAATAGGTTAAGCGATTTATGTAAGTGTAAAGATATTTTACATATAGTGCCTTTATCGTGTAAAGTTTCTTTACATTCTTCGTTTATGGTGTAAAGTTTCTTTACATTCATAAAAATTCGGTCAAAAAATAGATTTCCAAAATATTTACTATTATGTAAAGTTTTTTTACATGACAAACTATCATTCTGTAAAGTTTCTTTACACGATAAACTACCATTCTGTAAAATTTCTTTACACGTGTTTTTTGGCATATCGAAGCTAATTGTGCCAAATTCAACCACATCAGGAGGGGAAGATTGTAATAATTTCTCTACAAAGCAGACGTTTATTTCTTTCCATACTCTAATCTGCTCTATATGTCCTAAGAATTTTAATCCTTCAAGAGCTGTATAAACAGTAGGTCTTGATAATTCAGTATGACCCGAAATATAAACTACCTCAAGGTTTAAATGTGTTGTCATTTGCTCGTAACACTTTTCTATAAGAAACAAGAGTAGTTTTTTTTCAGATGTCTTCATTGAATTATCGCCAAGTGCGATTTCTATCACTTCTTCTTTTATCATATTGGTAAGTATGTTTAAATTGATTATGTAAATATATATATATCAAAACTGTATATACAATGCTATTTAAAAATAAAAATAGCGTTCAAATTTGCCCTAAGAACGCTTAAAACCAAAAGTTTGATATAATATATACCTAACTATATTTTAAGCGCTTAAAATCGAAATTCACCTTTTTTTAACATTCTTGGGAATGAATTTAAAGCCAGCTCCAGACGCATAGGCAAAAATTCCTATTGCATCTGCTGTATTATCATCATGTATCTTCAATGAGAATGCTTTAAATCGCCTTGCGCAGAAGTCTTTAGCATGGTGCATCATTGCCATCTTGCTTGCGTTCCCGTCATTTGTCAAGGCTTTTTTAATTGCCTTAACTCCAACTCCAGTATGCTCTACTTTGAAAACCTGGCACGCAAATATAACCATAGCAGCATAAGCTCCATGAGCTTGTGTGGCATAAGTAGTGGTTGAAAAGTTTAACTCCTCATAGTAAACGTGGTCTACGGAGAAAGTCTCGATCTTTTCTTTTACAAATTCATGCAATCTTGAAGGTATGCTTTCTTTGTTTGGATTAGATATTGAGAAGTTTATAGTGCCAAACTCAAGAATAATTCCATTGTCATATCCTATGCAATAGCCAGTCTTGATGCCTAGATCTAGGCACAAGACTGTTTGTGTTTTTTTTAATACTTCCATACTATATCAAATGTGTTTCTTACTTGTGAAAATCCAGATATTCTGGAGAATAATTTTCTAGTATCTGCTTCCATAATTGACATAAATCTTATGTTAATCTGGTGCTTTATAGCATACTCTTTTACACAAGATACAAATACTCTAAGAGTCTCCTCGTTGAGAAAAAAGTATAAAGCCATTACGCAGACTTCTTTTTCTTTTACTGTAACAACAGCTTTAAAGTCTTCATTATAAACTTTATAGCAATCTGTGCCTTCTGCATTGTATAGCATATTGACCTCCTGATACCATTTGGCATCTTCCATAAAGTATCCGCATTTTGCAGTTTGGTTTCTAAAATAATCCAGCTTGGTGTCCATGTTTGTCAAGTTCTTTTGTTGAGTCGTTTCTTAGTACCGAGCCTTTGCCGTACTTTTCATTATCAATCCTTTGGCAAGAAAGACCGAAGTATTCTTCGTCTATCTCCATCCCGACATATTCTATCGAGATATTAAAATTAGCTTTATAATATATAGCTTCCGTTATATATCCTATAATGCTTGAAGCAGAACCTACGTTTGTGTCAAGAACTCTCTTTATAAGAGTCTCTCCTTCGTGTGGCTTTACTGACTTCTTTCCTTCTTTTATTATAAACTTCTCAGCTATAAATCTATAAAGGTCAATAGGCTTCTGTGTAGGATGCAATCTAACTTCTTTGTTTTTCATATCCTTCTGAAGCATACCGTTCCATTTATAGGAGTATTTTCTTACTGCACATTTAAAATTAGTCCAAGCTAATTCGCAGTCTGCAAAGTCGTTACCTTCGTTTTGTTTATCCCATACTATCCAGCATGATGTTGCACCCAATACTGGGATAGTATCGTAAACTGGATCTCCAAAGATATATTGAGAAGGTTCAGATTCTTCTTCGCATAGAGACAAATAATAATTGCCTCCCCATATAATCTGATACTTAGAAACTCTTTTTAACTCTTGAAAATACTCAAGAGGAGGTATAGTTTTATCCCAGTCTTTTGATGTATACTGTTTCGCAGGTGCAAGAGATTGAGTCTTTTGACCTTTAAATCCAGTCTTGGCTCCACGAGAATGGTTTTTTGCTCCATCCTCGCCTATACCATACGGAGGGTCTACAACCGCTATGTCGAAGTAATTATCTGAAAACTTTTTCATCATTTCGACATTGTCTCCAAGATAATATACTCCAAACTCTGTTTTGTGAGACTTATATCCTTCGAGTTCTATCTGCTTCATCTTTGCATACTTGCTTTCATATAGTCTGATATTTTCTTTATATCAACTTCGTCAACCTCATTTAACCTTCTGCTTCCTATTGATACGCCAAACAAGCCTCTAATGGCTAAGTCTTGCATATTGACAGGAAGAGTAGTTTTTATTGACATAAATCTTGTAAATGTCATAAACACTCCGAGTTCTATATCGTCTGTTATATCAATCCCGATTGACCTTGCTATGCCAATAAGAACTTTGTCACTTGGATTAAACTTTCCAGATTCGTAGTTGTATATTGTCTGATAGTCAACTCCGATAATCTTAGAATACTTTGCAGCAGAGATATTGAGTTTGTTTATTCTAATATTCTTAATCCATTCTCCGATTGTATTAGAAGTTTTTTCCATGCTTATAACCTCTTTCCAAGTTGTACATTAATTTTAAGTAAATATGAGCTCCGATATTAATCTCATTTCTTCCAGCAAAATCTAAAAGTCTTATTATTGCATCTGATATTTCATCTTCTAATGTGTCTTTATAAAACTGCTCAAAAAACTGTTTAAAGTTCTCTTGGTTTTCAAATACGAATCCTACTTGAGTCTTGCAAGTCTTTCCTTTTCTTATAGCTTCGATAGCTTCACTTATCTCTCCAGACGCAAGTGCGAGTGATTTTACATTAATCATATCCTCGAAGTATCTCCTGATATTGTCGCTTGCTCCAACTAGGTTTTCTGCTATCGCAAGTGGCTCGTCATAGAATCCTCTATCGAAGTTGTCTCTATATATCTCTTCGCATAGTGTTGAAAAGAAATCTTCAATTTTTTCCATTTGCTCTTTGCTTAATAAATCTTCCATATTTATATTATTTTTATTGGTTCTTGTATTGCTTTTTTAAATATATCAAAGTTCTTTTGATTTAGCTTCTTATTTGATGATATTTGAATCTTGTCGCTAACATCAGGAGGCAAAGAATTTTGAAACAAGTCTGAAAAATCTTTAGACTCGCCATCTGAAGCATGATGTATAGAACACAAGTGTACTATAATATCTTTACGCTTATTCTTGATAACTGTCGCAGTTTCCATTGCCTTGATAAACGAAGATTCATCGTCACAGTCTATTAGAAGCTTTATGTTTAAAGCATAGTCTTCATGCTTGACAGATTCAATTTGATCTTGTTGTATTTGAGATATTTCTTTTATATGTTCATTGGAGTTCATTCCAAAAACGTTATAGTTAAAGTTCAAATACTCAGCAAGGCTCATTGCTTCTCTAGGAGACTTGGCTATGATTAAAAGATTGTCCTTCTTCATTTTTTTACTATGACCAAAGAAAGATTCTGTAGCAGAACTTCCTTTTATATGTCTTACTATCTTTTCAGAAGAACGCCTATATAGCATTACTCCAGTCCTATATGGTATAGATAGGAAGGTATTTATAAGAAAAGACTTTCCAGATCTTCCTAAATCATAATCTTGATACGAATACAGTCCGCATCCATATCTAAGAAGTGTATTTTTACTAACTATTCCATCATACCAGAAAGTATAGTCAACAACAGAATCTGAGGCTTCTCTTAGCTTTTCATTCATCTTCTTTGTATGTCTCATTGTAAACTCGTTATAAAACGGCTCTTTTTTAACATTCCTTGAAGTGTCTTCAAACACTGGAGCTTCGCTTAGATTTCTTCCGATTATTTCTTCTATACGAATGGCAATATCTTTAAAAGACAATCCCATTTGATTTATTAGAAGTTTTATTATATCGCCAGAAAAGTTTGCGTCTCCAAAGTCGTTACATAGTCCATTATCAAGATTTATGCACAAGCTTGGCTTTCTATCTCGATAGGCTTTGTTTCTTATGTTATAGATTTCTCCAGAAGAGCCTTTTATGTTATACCCGAAAGCTCGGAGTACAGCTGCTCTTTCGAAGGGCAATAGCTTCTGGTTTAAACTCATAAGTTAAATATTGTATCTTGTTGCAATTATTGTTTTAAGTTCGTCAAGAACAGAATAGTTTTCTTCTTCTATCTCTACGCCATCGTGAACTTGAGATACTATGTTTTTTTTCTTCTGTATCAAAGCAAAAAGGTCTTCGTCAATAGAGTCTTTACCTATTGCATAATAGCAGTTAGTAAACTTCTGTTGACCGAGTCTGTTGCATCTATCTTCGGCTTGGTCGTGTATTGTTGACGTCCAGCCAAAATCTGTAAATATTACATTATTTGCAGATACTAAGTTTATCCCGAAGTTTGCAGCTTTAAGACTGCACACTATTATTCTGTCACGAATATTAGTAGGCGCATGATTTTTTTCAAACATCAAGTTTACAGTATCTCTTCTGTCATTTGAATCTTCGCCAAGTATCGAAAGGCATCCAAAATGCTTCTTTAAGGCGTATTGAACATCTATTATGCCTGAGAAGATTACAAACTTTTCGCTTTTTTTTCGTTTAGCCATCTCTTCTATCCAAGCGTAAATGCTTTTAAGTTTTCCCATTGCAGAAACGTATTTCAAAGCGTTGATAAACTCGAGAATCATCTCGTCTCTTTCAGGGGCAACATTCTCGTCTTTAGTTCCGTCAAATAGGTCAGAAACAGCAAGATTAGTGCGTTTATTCTTGTTCTTTTCAAATAGCCATTTTACTGGATTTCTCTCAGCTTCAGAATACTCGTCTCTTGTTGTTATGTCCATTTTTATAACCTGCGGAATAGACTTGCCTTTTAACTCCTTAGCTACATCTTTCTTAGTTCTTCGTACCATGCAAATAGCACGAAGTCTTTCATTCAATAGCTTAAGATTCTTTGCTCCATCTGTTTTCATTCCGTATTCAGTAAACTTCATATCGCAATACTTTTTCAAGAATGATGTGACTCCGCCAAAGTCAGATAGCCTATCAAGTATCTTCAACTGAGGAATAAGATCTTCTGGCTTATTTTCTATAATAGTTCCAGACAATAAAAATATAAACTGCTTATCTTTCGCAATGTCGTAAACGTTCTCAAAGCGTATAGACTTCTTATTTTTTGTTCTGTGACTCTCGTCTACAACAATACCTTCAAACTTCATCGACATGAGGTTTTTCTTATACTTGCCAAGTTGCTCATAGTTCATTACGTAAACATGGGCAGATGTATCTATTAGATTTCCAACGAGCATCTGTACTTTAACTCTTGGAGTCCATTCGTTAAATTCTCTCTTCCATTTTTTTACTACAACAGAAGGACATATTACCAACATTGGATATACTCCAGCAGTCCATGCAGCAGCTATAACTTGAGCAGTTTTACCAAGACCCATGTCATCTGCATTTATACATCTTTTAGATTTTATCATATACTCGACTCCAGCCTTCTGAAATGGATATAATCTCTTCCCATCTGTGCTTACCAGATCTGGAATAACGAAATCGCGACTCGCAGACTTTGCTGATGATGCACTTGCAAAGAAGTCCTCTTTTGTCTTGTAAGACTCAATAGTCTGTATAACTTCATCTGTTACAGATTCCGCTATTCCAGACTCGATAAGCTTACGAAGAACTAAAGAGGACTCCTGCCCTATCGGAGCACTCCAGTTGTTCTTATTAGGGTTAAACTTTACTCCAGCAATATTTTTTAGGGCATAGACTTTCTCTTTATCGTACTCAAAGTCAAATACGAAGTGTCTATATTTTCTGGCTTGCTTTACTGAGATATTCATACTATCCTATTCCGAGTTCGCCGAAGAGTTCATCCATCGAAGGATCTGGTTGGGCTTCGATTGCAGTGGTCGGATTCTTTGCTTCGGCTTTTGGCTCGGTTGCATTCTCTTTCTGAGCAGGCTTTTTTGCGGAAGATTCAACGTCTTTCTTTTCATCAGAAGGCTTTTTAGATTCTGGCTGAGAAGAGTGTTCGCCAATATCGTTTACTGGTTTTGCAGTTTGCAATCCAGGAATTGACTTCTCTTCTGATAGTTGTTCTTTAGAAGCAGCTGCGCTAAGACTTTCAACATAAGCTTCAAACTTTTTTAGGTCTGTTTTCTTTGATTGAGCGTCAGAGTGCTTCATGTTCATTATAGCTTTATAAGCATTTGCCCTGCTAATGCTAAACCAATTTTTTAGCATCCAATTCTGCATCTTTTGGTCAGCGCCTTTAAAGAAGTCAGCCATTTCTTGCCTTTGGTCTAAAGTAGCAGGCTCGTTATGTCCTAAGATAGCAAAATCAGGAAGTATAGGAGGCGACCATTTGAACCAAGAGTTTCCTATTTTTACAGAATTATCTCCTGAGAAGTGAACGACAGCCATAGTCTTTTCAAGCTCGTATAAGTATCTGCCGATACCCCATTGAACTGCAGCTCTTTTCATTGCATTTGAAAGACCTCCTTTGAACGGCTCAAAGTCAGTAAACTCTGCTCCATCATATTTGGTAATCCATTCTCCATTATGCTTAATAGATATGCCAGTAGTAAATCCGTTTAGAATAGCATCGTAAGTCTTCTTTACTCCGTCTATCCATCCAGTCTTTTCGTTCTTTACAGCACGCAAGGTTGGCTCTGTATTCTTCCAGCCCATAGTGCCTACTACTTCATCAAGGCGGTTCATTATAGCCCTATTAGAAACATAGCAGAAAAGCAATATCTTAGCTTCTCCGTTATATTCTTTTTTCTCTCCAACACGCCACTCGAGTTCCTCTGGATAGAACGGCTTGGATAATTCTTCTTCTATTCTGCTAGATTTCATATTATTATTCTCCATCGCTTTCATCTTCATCTTCGTCTGACACTATGTCAAGCATATTACCTCCTTTTGCAAGCTCATTTGCTGCATACGGAATATTTAAGTCAATTAAGTATTCTCCGAATTTGTTTTCTTCGTTCCAGTCTTTGTATCCAATAGCCTTGCCTGAATCAATATAATCTGCAACTTGCCTTAACGCATCTTTATACATTTTTCTTCCAAGTCTCATTTCATCAGAGTCAACTTTAACTCGATAAGGTTGAACGTAAGCAAGACTATTTTTCTCAGCAAACCACATTAAAGAAGCTTTGACCTCTATGCCATGATAGGCAAGACCATCTATGTAAAGCGCTCGTTGCATATGGTAAAGATATTTCTTAACACTATGGAGAACCGAAGCTGGATGCGCAGATACGCATGACTTTAAGTCATTTTCAAGGTTAGGAGTTAATCTGTCAATTCTTCCTTTCATAGGAAGCCCAAATTCCTTGTCTGTCCAGAAGAGGCTTATTTCTGAGTGACCATCTTTGTCTTCCATTATCTTTCTCAGTATAGGATTTCCAATAATCGAAGACTTTATTCTTTTTGCAAGTGTAAAATCTTGGTCTGATATAATACCTATTTTTTTAGCTTCGCAGTATGCTTTGAACTTTTTTCCTACCTTTGTTGCTCCGTTTGTAAAATACGAAACTCCTTTTTCCTGAAGGTCTTTCATTTCTTTTTCATCGAAGTCAATATCACCAAAGTCAGCAAGAGTTTCTTCTACATTTTGCGGACAATAGTATTTGCCATAGAATGAAGATTCCTCGAAAACAAATTCATGCAATACCCTTCCGAACTGCATATCTCTTGTCTCAGAAGGCTTCTGAAATTTCATTTCATGCAAGAAATGCTTAAAGCTATTCTTTTTAATCTTGCTTAGTGATGAGAAGTTGTAAGCTTGCGTATTTGCATATTCCTCGAAAGGAGAGTTAGGAACTATTTTGTCAACGTGCTGAAGCCAAAGGTTATTTTCCTTGAAGATTTTAAAGTTACTCATAATGTGTAATTATTGAAGATTTATTGTTAAGACTGATTTTTTCAGTCAATTTTATTAATCTTAATTTATGCTAATTTTAGTATAAAACAAAATAGAATTTAATGCTATTGAACTATATATATATATACAGTATTAAGCGCTTAAATTTTAATTTTAAGACTATATATATATTTATTTGATATTATACTAAGATTATATATATTAAGTCTGTCAAATGACAAATTTTAACCTTAATTAAAACCTTCACACAATGGAACAAATCCTAATAGGCACACAAGATAGCCTAGTAAATATCTTGAACTTAGATGTTGATGACATAAAGTTCGGAGACATAATGAACAGTCTTCAAAAGCAATGCCGCTTTAACGGCAGAACAAGGATACATTATAGTGTGCTAAAGCACAGTCTTCTTGGCGCTATGATAATGCACGAGTCTTCTACCGCTGAAGAGGTCTTGGCTTTTATGATTCATGACTTCGCAGAATCTTTTACTGGCGATATAATAGCTCCTATAAAGAAGATGTTTCTAGGTCTTTACGAGATCGAGAGAAAGATAATGCAGACGGTCTGCCAGCGATATGGCATAAGCGAAGAAGTATTGTATTCTGACAAGATAAAAAAAATAGACAAGTTTATGTGCGACATCGAGGGTAACAGACTTGTATCAAATATAGTGTTCCCTTCTGACAAGAAGATTATGAACATGGCTGAAGATCTTCATCAGCAAGGGTATATATCTACATACGGATTTAATGCCATTGACGAGATTATGTGCATGGGATTTAGCGAAGAAAACGCAGATAGAACAAAGACAGCTTTTAGAAACTTGTTTCTATCTCAAAAAAACAGACAAGAACAAGGAGATAGCTTTCCTTTGTTTGGAATAGCTTTCGGAGATAATCCTTCCCAAGATGACGATATGATAGACGGAGATTATGACGGTGACGATGAAGAAGAAGGGATTTTTTAATGTCAGACATGAAAAAAGCCATTCAAGAAGTAAACGCAAAAGGATATAATGATAAAGTTTACGGAGGAATGTGGTTCGGGAAGCTTGCGTCTGAAGAATTTGTTCTTCTTACAAGTGATGCGATTGTCGCCTTTCTTACTACGCTAAAAAGAGAGTCAGACCTCGCAAGAGGGTATGTTGACTTTAATGATTATTCTGCAATATTGAAAGAAGAGTCTTCTTTTCAGGGGGCAAGATTCGTATATGTAGCAAACAATGATTATGGAGCTTCTCTTATAATAGCTTCAAAACTCAGATGGTCAGACATCTCAGAAAAAATAAAACAAATTATTAAATTAGGACAATTTTAAATGGAAACTCAAGAATTAGCTTTTTATAGCGAAGGCCCAAAAAACGAAGCTTTATCAATAGTATCATACGAAAAGAATATTCCATTAGAAGTATTGCCACTCGCTAAAAAGATGGCTCCTGCAAGAAAGTCAAAAGTGCTATCTGCGATTTCTGAAATATTTCAAATTGCAGAGTCGTGGAGTCTCCAGGTTGAGGAGATTAATATCGAATCTATCGAAGATACTAAGTCTATCGAGTTGGCAGAGATCGCCTATAAAAACACGAGAAGAGCAAGACTATCTTCTATGCGAGTATTCAAAGATGCCAGAGCTGAAGTTCATGCTATTAAAGTTGAGTACGATACAGAAGATAAGCTATTGCTCAAAACAAGCCAAATAGCTGAGATTCTTTTCAAGGAAATTGAGACTAAGGCTTATGATAAATCGCAGTATGTAGAGAAATACAACTTGGAGCAAAAAAAAATTAGAACAGAGAAGCGCCTTAATATTCTCCTTGAAAACGGATTCGATAGCGTTTCTTCTATGACTTACAGAGACATGGAAGATGATATGTTTGATGTTTTTTTGGGTGGCTTGAAGTACAAAAGGCAACAGCTTCAAGAAGAAGAAATTGCCGAAGCTGCAAGAGAAGAAGAAAGAAGACTTGCTATTGCTGAAAAGTATGAAATAAAAAGAAACGAAGATTCTATTATTGTGAAAGAGTCTCCTAATGTTCAAATGCACTCTGATGATGACTTTTTTACTGAGATGCAAGATAAAAGCAATGGCGCTAAATTTTCAAGGATATGGTCGGCATCTCCTTTTGTAGAATCAAAAAAGAGTTCAACTTCAAATAAAGAGCAAATGCTTTCTTGGGTAGAAAACTTTGGAGCTCCTTTCTTAGACTTAGAGTGTCCAGAAAAGCAGACAGTGTTAGCAAAGTTCGCAGGTTTTAAAAGGTGGGCTAAATTAGAAATCTCCAAAATGAAAGAATCATAATGCAAGTTAAGACAATAAAAAGAGCAGTTTATTCTAAAATGAAAGAATGGACTGCAACAATAGAAGATGTCGTTCTCGCAGAAGATGTTATGAACAATATAGTCGTATCAGGAGGCTGCATTGCATCAATGTTTCAAGGTCTTGATGTAAATGACTATGATGTTTACATACAAGATAAAGCTGTATTGAAAAGACTTTGTTTTTACTATATACAGAAAGCTTGTAAAACAGACCCTTCTATAAACAAAGTTCATGTAGTTTCATTTGAAGACAGGTTTAACTATTTATCTCAAAAAGATAAATCTTTTGCAGAGTTAATGGAAAATGGAGAGTCTGACGAAGACTATTCTGGTAATTTGCAAATAAGAGAAGTTTTACTTGTTGACAAGAATAGAATTAAAATAATCGGAGTAAGCAATGGAGCCAAAGTTGATTACAAAGACAAAGAGGTCTCTCCTTATTCGCCAATGTTCTTCTCTCCTAACGCTATAAGCCTATCTGATAAACTTCAGATAGTAGTAAGATTTCATGGAACTCCAGAACAGATTCACGAAACATTCGACTTCGTTCATGCTACTAACTATTGGACTATTAAAGATGGTCTTGTTCTAAATATAGAAGCATTGGAATCTATCTTGACAAAAAGACTAAAGTATAAAGGAAGTTTATACCCTATTACTTCTGTAATAAGAATGAAAAAGTTTATCAAGAGAAACTTTACAATATCGGCAGGAGATATTTTAAAGATGGCTATGCAAATATCTGAATTAGACTTGTCTAAGATAGATGTTCTTGAAGATCAATTAATAGGAGTTGATGTTGCATACTTCTCTACTCTTGTTAAAAAAATTATTAATTCAGGAGAAAAAACTATCACATCTCCTATGGTTAATAGGCTTTTAGATAAAATAGAAGAATATTTTGGAGGCGAAAATGAGCAAGATTCCTAAAAAACTAAAACTTCCAGCATTAGACGCTATATGCAATGATAGTAAATCTTGCTTTGCTTATCCTACAATTGGAGTAAAGTATCAAGAGTATAGAGGAAGAAAGTGCTTTATAGCCACAGATGGAAGCGTATTTGCCTGCTTTGACGCAAGGTCTCTAAATATAGAAGTAGAGTGTGCTGGCGACAAGGTGATACCAAGAGAAGCTTGGACTAAGTTTAGAAAAGCAAAGAGAGTTATACTTCAAGAAGGCAATATGTATATTTTATACTCAGACGGGAGAGAAGAGTATGTTTCCTATCTCAAAAACGAGGTTAAATTATGGGCTGGATCAAGAAGCCTTCTGATAAAAGAAGATAAGACTATATTCGATTCGGATAAAATCTTTTCAGAAGGTATTATGACTTCTTTTTTTAATGCAGAAACTTTTTACATAGCTTCTAAAGTGCTATGCTTTGACAAGGTTCACAAGGAAGTCATGCACTATTCTTGTCCTGAAAATCCGAACTTGTTATTATGTCAAGATGCTACTGATAGATTCGTAGTTGTAATGCCTTGTAAAAAAACAGATGTAAAGTACATGGAGTCTGCCGATTTTATCAGCAAGGTATTAAGAGAGGACAAGATTCCTTTTTAACAATTTTTTTTGGGGGGCTCGAGCGACACCGAAAACCCTGAAAAAATTTAGAGCTGCAGATTTAAGCGAATGATCTTCGTATAAAGTCTGTGGCTCTTCTTGTTTATATGATCTGGACTTCTTTTATATGTACAGAAATCTTCATTAAATTATAAAGCATCTTCTGTTTATCTGTGCCAGATCTTCTGAATTAAAATATTTATAAATCTTCAGTCATCAAATTTCGATTTTAAGCGCTTAGAAATAAATAGCTATATATTTGCATTGCTTTTGGGTTTAAGTCTGTTAAATGGCAAATTTGGCTTATTGACGAATCTATTTAAGCGCTTTATATATATATATAGTTCCTCAAATATCATTTTATACCTTATATATATATATAGGGCAAAAATAAATTTGACTTTTAATCCTAAATAGCATATAATAGCCAAACGTTTTTAAGGAGTTGACAGACTGTCAGCAAATCTTCTAAGCGGAAAAATAAATCTTCAAATAATAAAGGATGCAGGAAATCCAAAACAGAAGCCTGTCAAGCATGAAGTATCTTAAAATAAATATCAAAATCTCCGAAAGCGTAGACTTTATAAAAAGCATAGAAGTTTCTGAATTTGAGTATTCTGAAATGCCAAAACTTGTTGGCAGTTCAGCAATGTCAAGAACGGGGGGTATTGCAATATCTCTTCAGTACAAAAACAAACGGTGGGAAGTGTCTCCAGTGTCTTATACGATACACTCGGGACGCGCAACTGGAAGGGGAGATTTTCAGATAGGCGGAAACGCCATCTTGTCAATAAATTGGGGTCATGGTCAAAACGAAGACGATATAAATCTTCGTCTCTATGGATTAAAATTAGAATACATAGCAGAGTCATTGACTATGTTTATTCAAGATAATATTTGGATAATCGAAAGATTCTTAAAGAGATGCGGAAGAGGTCAGCAGCCTTCCGTATTGTCATTTGTCGATGTTCCTCATCTTCAGGAGGAATCAAAAGCTCGTAAAAGAGCAAAATTTCAGGCTATGACAGGCTTGGATGTAAGCTGGGGTCACTGGTCTCCTGATATGAAATTTAAAGAGATAGAAGAGTCTGACAAAGATTCTTTTATCCCAGTGTATTCAACTTGGACTGGATGCGCTGTGTCTTACCACGAGAGTAAGACATTTTATTGGAGCAATCTTAGAGGTCGCTCTGAAATGTGCATAGGAGACAAAGAGCAGTCTCACGGAAGCAATTATGCTCATAGTCCAAGACCGATTAGCCTGAATGGCGAATCAATCTTCAGATATAGCATACCAACTTGGGCTACTCATGTTGGTATGATACATGAAGGATGTCGTAGCCGCAATGGGTCTTCTTTTGGACTAGATGTAAAAATCTTCAACCTTAAATCTTAAAAATAACATGAAAAACCTAGTAATACCTTCTTTTGCCATTTCATTGGCTATAACTTCTTATTTAACATTAAAAGCGCCTTCTATCGAGCTTTTAATACCTATCATATTGCTATTAATAGGAGCTGCTATTATAGCAAAAAACTTCAGGGAGGTGATAAAATGACAATCATCTGCACAAACAAGACATTAAAAAGCAAAGCTGCTATCTTAGAGGAGAACTGCATATGAAAACATATACAATAGAAGTAAGGGAGCTATTAGCAAAAGTAGTAAAAATAAAAGCTGAATCTGAAGATGCGGCTTTATCAAGCGTTCAGGATATGTACAACAATAGTGTTCTTGTATTAGACTATAATGACCTTGCAGATTTATCTTTTGTCAATATTGGCAAAAAAGATAAAAAGCCTAAGCCCTGCTTTGCAATTATTGAAAACACTCGGGCTAGCGTCAATAGATACAAGATAGTAAAATTCGACTCTTGTGCTGAAGTAGACTCTTATGTAGATAGCAATCCCCATCTACAACTTGAGACTACCGAAACGACCCTTGTAAAAGCACAGAAATACATGAAGGAGTATTTGTCATGAACAAGTCTGAGTTAAAAAAATCTGCAATAAGAACCGTATATCCTCCTATCATATACGGCTTAAAAAAGTTCTCTATCTCCAATTACGACATCAGCAAACAAGCTATCTTTGTCGTAATACATGACGAGAAAACCGAAAGCTTCGACTGTGTCAGAATCTCTGAAATGAGAGAAGGCATCGACACACACGAGGCTTATATCTTGTGGTCGGCTAAGACGCTAGAAGCTGCAATGACTTACTGTATGTTCGCTTCAGGACATACATCTAGCTTAAAAGAACAAGAGGTATTTATATCTCTTGTTTCTGAGCACTTAGCTTTTGTTAAGGAAGTTGAGCCAATCGGAAATGGAAATGGTCTTCTTCATATGTCTAATAAAATATTAGAAGAAGGCAAGCCTATCGCAAAGGGCGGAGCTTTATTATACATGAATCAGGATAGCCTCCTGAGATATGTATATATAATTGACTTCAAGCAAATCTATAAAATAAACTCGGTAACATCTAAATAAACTTCACATTATGGAAAAAAAATTATTTTCAAAAGAAGCTATTACAGAAATGAAATTAGACTTCATATCAAAAAGAAAAGACCCGTCAGAATATAGCAGATTCCCAAAAAAAGTTAAGTTAATACTTGACTGTATGCTAGATGACACTTTCGAAGAGTGTCAAGCCGCTATCTACTATCTTAAGGAGATAGGCTGGACTGCAGATTACGACTTAGGCGGTGGTCTGCACAATGTAAGAAAATTAAATCCTAAAGAAGACAATATGCCGATTAATTATTACATGAAGGCTTTGTCCCCGTCTCTTCAGTCTACACTAAAAGACTGCATCAGAGATTACGACTTAACAGAATATGGATTCAATTACATTCAACTATCTAGCATATTATGTGTCGCCATATCAAGAAGCCTAAAAGATATAGGAGTTGTCTTATACTCGCATAGGGATATCGAACTATCAAAAAACATATCTGCAATAAGTGTACTGTTATTCTCGTACACTTCCGACCGCATATTTGACTATATGCACGAGTCAAACAAGACTAGGTATAATACTATCGCAGAGAGACTGTTAAATTCTCATGAGCCATTCCACAGAATGATAAGAAGAGCCTATCAGGAATTGGGCAAAGAAGGCTTTGAGGCTTTCTTAAAAAAACTTGCAACAGAAATAGAAAACTATAACGGAAAAATATAATGGAATATTCAAAAACAATAGACCTCTCAATCTTGTCAGCTGGGCGTGATTTCAGCAGACGTGCAGATTTTAAAAACAAAGAAGCTATACTGAAAAGTATAGTTTCTGATTACCCAAGCATCACTTTGTCATTCCCGAGACAATCTATGGCACAGTTAGTGTCAGAGAAGGGCAAAATAACTCTTTATATGAAGAAAGGGAAATACTATTTCTCTTCTGAAGAGTTAAAGAAAGATGGCTTTGCTATAATTACAGAGGAGAGCATTCGATCTCTAGTGGAGTGGATATTATGATAGTAATGACAAAAATACTTGCATCATGGAGTATAATTGTTGTACTCTTAACAATGTTTTCTTTTAAAATATGGAGAGACGGGAAAACCCTCTCCTTTGGACAATTTATTTACAAAAACTATGCAGGATTGATAATCTTTTCTGCAATAATATTAATAATAATCTGGAGCACGCACTGATGGAAATCTCCGCTGGTTCTAAATATTACGATGCTTGTGGATTTGTTGTACACATAGTACACGAAAATGATGAAGCTAAAAACGCATACTGTATGCTTTCATCAGAAGGGCATTTTTATAAAAAAGACGGAAGGTATAATTTACATAAGAGCAGCCGAGATCTGGTTGCTCTTATAGAGGAATCTCCGTCAGAAGATTCTCTAAGAGAGATAAATCTGGCTGCAGCTAAGATTGAAGAAGCTATATCAATTCTCAAAGAAGATCTTCGCTGGTCTTACTTTGTACTAAACTTCAAACAGGTAAAATCAAATTTCATGGAAGCATTCGATATGATAATAATGTACTCAAGATTGATTGTATTGACATCAAGAAAGTTGAAAAAATGAAAGATTCAATTAAAAGATTATTAATAAAATATCTTGTAAGAACTTACGGATATGAACTCGGAGAAGGTATGTATCAGCACGGATACGAGACTGGAAAAACAGAGGTTTATAAAAAAAGCCTATATAAACGGCTACGAGCAGTGTATGACCGACTTTGTCAGAAGGGAAGATCCAAAATACACGTTTCAATCTATATATGCAGTTGAGGCTGAAAATAGAAATCTTCAAGATACTATTGATAGTCTAAAGAAGAGAATATCCTATCAAGAGGATAGTGCTCGCAATGAAAGAATGGCACATGAGACTACTGTGAAGACTTATGTAAAAGGAATGATGCAATTTGAGGAAGAAAATAAAGGCTTAAAATCTCAAATCATATGCTTGAAATATTCTGCAACAATTGTAGATGCAATGCAAGAAAAAATAGAACATCTTAGACAAGATAATAATAATCTTAAAAAAGAAAATCAGGAGCTAAAAAAATGACAAACGAAGAAAGAATAGAATTGGCAAAAGGTTATTCAAAAGTAATCGAAGGTTTATTTTCGTCAGAACATTACAGATTGGCATTTTATAAATATTGTCTCGAAGGAAAGAGTCAAGACCTTTATGACGGAGTATGCTTTCTACTTGTCAGGTTTATAGACGATCTTCCTATAATGCGTGGATTAAGAAGACAGTCTGACATTATAGAATATCACAAGTTTTCATCTGAAATATTATCTATCTTCACTTTAGAGGATATGAAAATAAAATGTCTTGTAGAGCTTTATTCTTTTAAGAATAAAGACGGAGCTATGTGGTTCAGGAGCAACCGAGACAGAATAGAAGCTCTTAAAAAATCAATATTAAAAATCGAAGGTAGATAATTTAAAAATCAAATTAATATGAAAACATTAGAAGAAAGATTGAACGAAACAATCGAAGAAAAAGAAGCACAAATTCAAGAACTTCAAGAAAAAATTGAAGCTATTGAAAAAAACTCTGACTTACAAAAATTAGGATATCAAATGCACGAGTATTTTAAGGAAAGTGAATTGCAGAAAAAACTACCCGTTCCTCGTTTAGAAATGAGATTTAAACGTGTAAAATGGAGAGGCGATGACAATTGGTATAACGTGATCTGGAACTATGGTATAGTTTACAAGCATTATGCTGAAACGCATAATGACACAATGTTGTTTATCCCACTTTCACAAACAACTTCAATCGGTGGTAATGGTACTTTTAAATCACACTTCAGAGACGGTAGATTAGATACTCCGTTTCGAGACGGTGTTCATATTTTCGCAGAAAGTAAGTTGTTTAATTTACCTGCTTATATTATATGCGAAGAAATGAATATATCTCAAAAAATAGAATTAGAAATGGATATTACATAACAACTGTAGAAGATGTTACGCTCGTAGTATTGTGGCTAACGTATGGGAAAAGATGAAAAAGGAGTGAATCAGACTTCTTCAGGAGGCAATAATATATTTGATTCTTAAAAAAAATTAATATATCTTACTAAGTTTTAACATAAACTTACAGAAGGCTTTTAGTGTAAACTAAGAGCCTTTTTTTGTCGAAAAATCTGGGTGATATAGAGGTATATATCAGTGTATCAGGAAGTGAATTGGCTGACGCTTCAGATTGGTGGTACTTGTGCCAAGCTGAGGTTTGCTGTGTAATGCTTGGGTGTGAGGTGGCGTGGAGTGTGGGGTTAGGGTAGTGGGGGGGGGCACTTCTTCATTCCTCTAAATCGTCTAAGCCTCCCTAAAGGATTTTTTTGGGGGGCTTTAAGAAGTGGGGAATTAAAACGCCTTCGATGATAATAATTCAAAGAATTACTATCTCGACCTGTCGGCTAATAGGTCTCGGAAAGGATTTTTTTGGTAGGCTTGCTATATAAAATATTTAATCTTCAAAGGATTTTTTTGGGGGCTCTTCTTAATGGGAAAATAATATTCCTGGAAGGTCCAGATCTGGATTTTGAAAAAAATCTTGGATTAAAAAAAATAAATCTTGGATTAAAGATTAAAAATCTTCTATTATTGAATACTTGAACATTAAACTATATAGCATTAAACTATATAATGTTTAATTACATATATTGTACATATATGTAATTAAATTGCATGGTCTGGATTTTTGACTTAAATAAAAAAACGTTATAAAATGGGCTTAAAAAGTATTAAGTAAAAACACGTTTGGAAGCTTTTGGAATTTAGAGTAAAGATTTATTTAAAAAATCTTTTATTAATGTTTGCTTTTATGCTAATCTTAGCATTATCTTTAGCTGTGCCGTTAGGCGCGTGTTCTTTGATTTATTGCTAAAGTTATGACTTTAATAATCGTATCGTATTAAAAAGGTAATCGGACGTAAACAATAACATACTTTATTTTATACATTATGGATTTAAAAACATTAGACTTCTCGGCTAAATTACTAGCTGAACAGTTCGTTATAGAAAACAAAGAAGGAATTAAAGAAGCTAAAGCTATCGTGGATTTGACAGATTTAGCTATCAAATTTAGAGAGTTTATCTCTAAATTCAATAGTGCTTCTGAAATTTCTGCAATTGCAGAAAGTAAAATTACAGAAAGTTCTTTTGCTAACGAAAGCAGTAACGAGAAACGCTACAAAGCGTTAAAAAATCAAAGAAACGAAAATGTTCAAAGATTTGCACTATGGGCGCAGTTTCGTTATTTGGTATCGATAGAGCTGACAAAGCAAAACTTTATCAGTACTGAAGAGCTGACAAAGCAACACGATTACAAAAGTATATACAACAGATATTCAAACTTGCCCTTTGATTATGAAACATTTGTTATGATGACAAATGACACAGAAAAGAGCAATTCATTTATTTTGTCTTTGTTGCCAAAAAGCGATAAAATCAAAAAAAGCGAAGGAACCGAAAAGCAGTTACTGAACGAAAAGTTCAGGGTCTTAGATTCTGTTTTCCCAAGCTTTGCCCCAGCTTTACTAGAAGAGTTTACGAAAGCTGGTGGGACGCAATCCAAGGGATATACCTTTACCTTCGCCTGGTCTGTCAATTTTCAAGATTCTTTCATAGAATCACAAAAGGCATTTGAAACCGTTTATTTAGACAGTATAGCGGAACCAAAAGCGGAACCAAAAGCGGTTAATCTGTCTGTTAAGTAAACTGTGTATAGTTTGCTTAATAGTTTTCAAAACAGTATAAGCGGTTTAATACTGCTTATATTGTTTCTGTTAATTATCGCTTACAAAAGCGGTAAAAAATAACCCTCATTAAGCCCTTAGATTTTAAGTTTAAGGGCTTATCTTTTTAAACCCTTACAATTTACCCTTATGAATCATTTATCGAAAGAATTAGAAAAATTAAGATTAACGCAAAAAGTTCAATCTAAGGTACTATGCTTAGAGAATATGCTAAGCCCCATTTTAGAATATGAAAAGTTCAATGGTGAAAAGGACAGCTTCGGCAATAGCCAAATAAACAACATAAGAAACGAGCTAATCAAAGCTCAAAAGGAACTAAAAGAAATTAACTCGTAAAATTAAACAATTTAATAAGACTCATTAGTATTAATACTTTTGAGTCTTATTTTTTGCTCAAAAACATAACGTATCACTAGTATAGTTTGCGAACGCCGCTTATTCCTATATTAGTTTACCGTTAGAAAAAAAACACGTTAGGTTTTGCCGCCCCTTATTCGACCAAAAAAATACGTTAGGTTTGGATGTCCTAAGGTAGCCTCCCCCTAAACTCCACAAAATCCACCGATCCATCCAAGAATTTTTTTACTCGCCCCCTTCCCAACTCCAACAACTTCCAAAATCCTATCCAAAAGTAATTTGCCCTCCTCCTAATTCGCCAGTCTCTCCAATTCACGACAAAGCAAACCTCAGTCTGGGCAAGATGCGTAAGCCTACGGTAAATCTTCTATATTCTGCCTCCTGAGATAGTGATATAGCGATATATATCAGCGATCATCTCGACCAAATTTATCGCCAAGCCTTCTCTCATTTTCATTTCCTCTTCACATTTATAAGTAAAATCTTCAATCTGCTTACGCTTTTTTACTTAAATTGCGGCTTTGTTATAGTGCCTCCTGAATGTAAAGTTTCTTTACACGTGTTTTTAAAAATGCCGTTTCAGTTGTTTAAATGGCGATTTTGCCTTCAAAGTGTAAGATTTTTTTACAGTCCAATACAGCCTTTTGTAAAGTTTTTTTACACCTATTTTGACCTTTTGTAAGATTTTTTTACACTTCATAACGTGTTTTATAACGTATTTTTGCCCAAGTGTAAGATTTTTTTACACCATTTTGGTCTTTTGTAAGATTTCTTTACACTCTGAAGTTCAAAGTGTAAGATTTCTTTACATAGGCTAACCTTCTGATATTATTGTACTTAGTGCGTTTTTTACGTTATCTTGGTTAAGTAATTTTGCTCTTTTTTTTTATTTCTTCGCTTATATAATTATTATATATATTTATATATATATAAATAAATATTATATTATATTATATTATATTATAAATAAACAAGTTTATTTATAATACTACTTCTACCATATATAAATAAAACAAGTTTATTTATATATTCTACTACGTGCGCGCGAGAAAAAAATTAAATTGCCGTTTATGCTAATTTTATATACATTCGATTTTTAACGAACTATACAACCCACTCAGGAGGCAAAATATGGAAAATCTTCAAACTACAGAAACGAGAATTACTTCTTATGCTAACCTTACAGAATATGAGCAACATCTCGTAGACGAAAACAAGGTATGCGGAGCGGCAAAAGGCGATGGCGGAATATGTATGTCAAGAAACCTTTATGACAATGGCAAGTGTAAGTTTCATGGCGGCAAATCTCCTTCCGGAGTAGACCACTACAGAGCCGGAAGCTTAATGTATTCTAAGCACATTCCAACTCGACTAAAAGACCGATTTCTTCAGCTGGCTCAAGACGATGATATAATGTCAACAAGGTCAGACATGGCGCTTATAGCTTCTCGCGTAGAAGAGCTATTAGAGAAGTCTGACTTTACTGCTGGAAAAGAAGACTTTGAAAAGATAGTATTCCAGTTTACACGCTTTAAATACGCTTCATCTATTGGCGATGCCAAAGGAGCTAAAACAGCCATGAACGAATTAGGTCTTCTGATAGAGACGATAAACAAAGATATGTCGATCTGGACAGAGATATACGAATCGCTTGAACTCAAAAGGAGATTAGCTGAAACAGAAAGACGCAGACTTGAAGCGCTTTCTTTGTTCATCCCAGTTGACCGAGTCATGACAATGATGACTTCTCTATCCAATATTGTTCAGCGACATATTGAAGGAACTTCAGGAATGTTAATGACAGACAAGCTCGTTGCAGAAACTATTAACAAGATAGCGAAGGATTTCGAGGCTATGACAAGAAAACAATAACTATTGCATTTTATTCAATTTGTCCGTAAACTAACTCTCGTACAAGTAAAGTCAACAAAAATAATCAAAAAAGGAAATACGACCATGACACGCAAGCAAATAAATAGCATTTTTACAGAAGAAGTAGCATTCGTTGTTTCTCCTGAAGAAGTTACAGTATCGAACCCAATCGAAGCTGGATTTGCCTATGCTATGCGCAATGGCGAGATTTCTGGCATTATTAAAGAACTTGATTCTGAGATTGGATTCATGGGCGAGAAGTTTGCAGATACCAGATCTGGATTATCATACTTCCCTGACGGAAGATTTTTATCGTCCCCAAATCACGAGTCTCCATACGACCTTGTCAAAAAGGTAGAGAAAGAGACATACACAACAACTTCAGATGGCAAAACCGAAAAAACAGCAGACTAGAATAGGCGCAGGTTACTCGTTAGCAGAAAACGATGTAACCTCATTTTTTAGCAAGTCTATTAGAGCCAAGCACGAGGCTACTCAAAACGTACCAGACTATAAAGACTTTTTTCCAGAAGCTTTTTCTGTACTCGAGCCAAACACTCGTTATCGACACAATTGGCACGTTGATTATTTCTGCGACTTACTTCAATCGGAAGCAGATAGAATAGCAAGAGGACTTCCCAAGACTCACGACTATGTTATCAATATGATGTTCAGAAGCCTGAAATCATATATCTTCACAATTATATTTAACGGATGGGCTTGGGCTAAATACCCATACTTGCGATTTGCATCTGCTTCTTATGCTCACGACCTATCCATAGAACACGCAAACAAGACTCGCCAGCTTATAAAAAGCGATTGGTACAAGTCTCACTTTGGCGATGTGTTCCAGATCGATGCTTCTCAGGATAGCAAGGCTTATTTTTCTAATAGCATGGGAGGCGAGAGAAAAGCCGTTTCTGTTGGAGGTCAATTCACTGGCTCAGGAGGAAATTTCTTGATAATAGATGACCCAGTTAAGCCTCCTGATAAAAATGCTTTGGGCTTTAAAGAAGCAGATATTATCACTACCAATAGCTGGTACTCTGGCACAGCCTTTTCTCGATTGAATAATCCAGAAGTTGATATTCGTATAATCTTGATGCAAAGGGTACATAACAACGACTTGTCTGGATATGTATTGTCATCTGATAATAAAGACAAGTATATGCACATCTGCGTTCCAGGAAAGCTGTCAAAAGACTTGAAGCCAGAATACTTAAAAAAATTCTATCTTCCAGACAATAAGACTGGCGACTTGCTCTTTTTCAAAGAGAGGTTTTCTTCAGACGTGCTTCAGGTATTCAGAAACGAACTCGGAGATAACTATCATGGTCAGGTTCAGCAGACTCCTACAAGTGAGACTGGCGCCAAGTGGAAAGAAGAGTTCTTTAGCATTATAGACGAAGACTTAATGCCTGAAAAGAAATTCTGGGAAGCGCATATCAATGGATGGGATCTCGCAACCACATTAAAGAACGAAGGATCTTCCTCTGCTTATGCAAAAGGCTTCATATATCAAAACGCTTTGTATATAACAGACTCGGACTATCGCTGGCTGGAATACCCCGAGCTTATTGAATGGATTAAAGAGACAAAAGGCGTTCACTATATTGAGAACAAATCTTCTGGATTGCAGGCAGTGCCTACTCTTAACTCAGAAGGTGTTGAAGCTATATCTGTCGATAATAAAAACATGGATAAGATAGCGCATACAAAGTCTGCTACTCACAAAGCTAAAAGGATGAAGATTTTTATATCGTCAAAGATATATGACAAACTTCTATTTGATAGAATAAACGGAATCTGCGAGTTCCCAAATTCTGTAAAGGACGATGTTAATGACGCCTTCTGTATCCTTATAGACGAAGCCTACAAGATGATTGGCAATTTTGACGATGATTTAGTACAAGACGATTCTTTTGGGTCTGCTGTCTATGGCGTTCATGGGTACGCAAGCGAAACAGATTTCGATTCTAACGGCTTAGAAAATGATGACCTATGGAATGTATCAATTTAAAAAAGATAAGCGCTTAGGTGGCAAATTTGAACGCTATTTGAAAACAATAAGCAAATTAGCACCTATTGTTTTACTATTTTTTTTACACTATCTTTTGAACGTATCAAAAAAACAATTTTTATTCATTTAATCAGAAGGAGTCTAAATGGCTTTCAATATCACTCAAATAGAAGCTTTAGAAACAGCTACTTCAATGTATCGTGTAAAATACGATTCAATCTTGTCTGATAGTACTTATCGCCAAGAATATGTAAATTCAGACTCTGGGTCTGCAGCTCTAATGACACGAGAAAAAGCATACAAGGTTGCTGATATTCTTGCATCAAAAGTTACCAATGCCAAAAATATTGAAGTTCAATTAAAGGCAGTTGGGCAATATGGAGCAGACGAATATAGAGTTATTTTCTCTGGAGCTGTTTTAGACGTTTCTGGTTATACAGAAGTAGTTTAACGAATCTTCTTTCATAAGTCATAAGGGGCTCGGCATTAGGTTTGGTTTTTGTGAAGATTTTCCATTCCTTTTGTCGAGTTTTTTTATATATACGTTTTTCTTTATTCACTATACATATTCTAAAAGTATGTTAAATTCAAAGCCAAGAAATGAAAACTCTTGGCTTTTTTTATTTTACATCGAATCCGTTTTCTTCGAGTAGCATTTCAAGCTCTTCGTCTGATATGTAAAACCACTGTCTTGTTTCATCTGTGAATGTTTTCTTGTCCATAGAAAACTCTGTGTTCATAATAAGCTCTATTGAAACTTCTGTCTTATACTGATTCACTCCTTTTACAAAAACCTCTACGTCAAAATCCTCAAGCATCTTACCTGTAAAACTCAAGTCAACGCTAAGAGTATTTAAGCCATTGTACTTGCGCCTCCATCCTTCGTACCCAAGATTGAAAACTGGAACTGGCTTTGGTAGTCCAGACTTTATTCTCTTTTCTCCTTTTTTCTTTGGGCTTCCGAACTTCCAATCTCTTTTGTCTATTAGCTTTCCGCTTATATACATCTCCCTTTCTTCGCCTTTGCCTTGTATCACAACATCGCCAAGCTTGTATGCGGCTATTGGATTCCAGGAGTAATCCTTTTTAGCAAACTCTCCAGATGCAAACATTCCTTTTTCTACTCTATCGAGAATAAATCCTCGTATAGTAAATCTTAAGTCTTCTATGTCTTCTATTGCGTCTCTTTTTGCGCCCTTTATCACTAGGTCGAGCTCGTCTCGGAGCTCGCCTAGCGCTTCAAAGTTTACTTTCATTTGTCTGCTATCTTGCCGCCATCTTTGCGAGTTTCTTTTCTTTTCTCAGGCTCTTTACTTGCGTCAAGTCCCTTTTTCTCAAACTCTAATTTAAGAGAATCTTCGCCTTCCTCGACTATAAGAATATCCATTTCCTCTTGGAATTTCTTTTTAGATACCTTTAGATTTAATCTTCCTGCTGATTCGTATTTTTTCAATACATCCTGGAAGTTCTTTTTCTTTGGAACTTCAATAGCAAAGCTGATATTTGTATAATCATAATCTGGATAGTTAAACTGAATATAAGGCTTCACTATGCCGTCTGTGATCGACTCTGCAATTATCTCGCAATCGTCAATGGTATTATCAATCTCATCTTCTTTGTATGTGGTTACGGCAGAATATCCTCCGCCCGACATTGAAGTTGTTGCAGATTGACCAAGTATAGCTACTTCGCACTCTGTATTGGTTAAGCCTATAAGCTTCTCGAAGATGTCAACATTTCCGTTAGCAGCATTTTGAATCTTATAATCCCATCCTTCAAACAAGACTCCGTATCTACTTTTACCGATATTTGTCAAGAATTTCTCTACGTCTTTCTTGAACATCTTGTATTGGTTTCTTGGAAGGCTTACTGTAGAAACTGGATAGCCATGAATCTCGGAATATTGAATCCAATTCTTAATGGCATAATACTTCACAATGAACATCTTGAGAACAGGTCTTAAAACTCCTGCAATATCATAAAAGCCATCATCATCAGAAGGGACTACTCCAAAGACTTGCCCAGAATTCTGAAGCTCTTCAGCAGACCAATATTTATCTCCGTTTGTAATTAATAGCTTTCCGAATGGAAGTTCTGGGATCTGGGAAGAGTTATTCATCTCTACCCTTGCGTGTGCAATAGGCGTAGGTTCAAGTGGAATTATCTTTCCATTTTCCTGAGTCCAGTTATTTAGAAAAAACTTAGCTCCGTATAGTATGCCTTCTGAAGAAGACTTTATAAGGCGTTTCATCTTATACTTCTTAAATACCATTCTAAGGTCTTTCAGAATCTCTTCTGTTCTTGGGTCTGTCTTATCTTCGGCTTCAAGTTTCCACGCATATCTACTTGGAGCATTTTTTCTTTTAGCTACAATTCCTCCGATGCGAGTATCGTATGCTACAATTTTTTTGTAAGTCTCGAAGATTTTCCACAGATGCCCATCTGCTGCTTCGTCAAATACGTTTTTGAGTTTCGAAGGAGTTAATTCCTCTTCGATCTCATCTCCTCTATTTATCTGAGAGTTAGCCAATATAGAAGATTCTTTTATATTGTCTTCGGTAGGAGCGAATATTCTTTTCTCTCTACGTCTTCCGATAATAGTCCGAGTTGGTCTGTTTGTTCTTGTTATTGCCATATTAAAAATAATTATAGATTAATCTTAATTTATGCTTAATATACGACTGTGCAAAACTAATAATTTATAACGCTTAATTTTCTACAATGGAAGAAATCGAAGTATTAAACGAAGGTCTTTACTATACTACAGTAGATGGATTTTCCCTATGGATCTCCAAAGGTCAGGCTGGAATACTAACTTCAGATGTTCCAAATAGTGTAGAAATAAACAATGACAAGATAAAAGATGCACTATTCGCAGCAGAGACGCTAGTTGACAGTTATCTAAATACTGGTAACTATATAGTTCCAGTTCCAGCAGAATCTAAAAGGTCTATTTACCTTCTGAGAATAATTTGCTATTCAATCGCAGCTTATGAATTGTACTCTTCAAAAGGAGTTAATACAGAACAGTATTATAAGCATAAGGCTACTTTATTGCAACTCGAGAAGATAGCGCTTGGCTCTATACTTCTTGTCGATGCGATTCAGTCTACAGATCTTCTTGTGTCTGGGGCTTTATTGCCTCCTGATTACATACAAGACGAAGTTGGCGAATACGGGCGAAGGATGAATATATGACATATCAGGAATTACAAGAGTTCGATTATCCTTCTGAAATAGAGAAGCAAGCGAGAGACCTTGCTTTAAAAGTATTTGGAGAAGCTTTTATAATAGAGATAAATCACGAGACTTTATCGGCTGATATATATAAAAAATGCTTGAATGGAATACAGACAAACGGAGCTCATATAATAATTCGCTCCTTCTCAACTGTATATTCAGACTCAAGTACATCTGGAAGCTTTTCGGAAGCCACAGAAGGAGTTTCTATATATGTTGCAGTTTCTAAGATTTATTCTCAGCAGAATACTAAAAATTTGCCAAGAAGAGCAAATGCGATAGTTAAAAAAATATGGGGGAAGTTAAGTCCAAATCCGATAAGCCTTCCTCCTAAACAAATTTGCTACTTTAAAAAGAAGCAAAGAAAAACCCTCTTCAATAACGAAGAAATGGATATGGTTCAACTTGACCTATCCATAAAATATATGGAGTACTAATATGCCTATTATAAACATATCTGGCGTAATCGGGTGGGATGTAAATCCTTCCGAGTTTGTGCTTAGCCTTGACAAGGCAGTTGCTTCTAAAGAAAAGACAGAGATAAGAATTAACTCAGGAGGAGGTTCTGTTTACGCTGGATGGCAGATGCACTCTGCTATCAGAAGAGCTGTTCAGAAAGATGCCGAGATAGATATTATCAATGATTCTTTTTCAGGAAGTATGGCTACTATTCTAATGACTGCTATTCCAAAAAATAGCCCTAATGGCAAAGTCAAGATGCAGCGAACTGCTATGCACTTCATTCATATGCCTTCAGGTTTTGCTTGGGGTACAGAGGATGAAATGGAGCTAGAGCAAGAACACGTCAAAAAAATTGGAGATATAGGCTCTTCGATGTATTCGGAGAGAACTGGACTCAATAAAGATTTCTGCCTGAAGGTAATGCGGTCAAATGCTTACTTCACTGCGGAAGAATGCTTGACAATGGGATTCGTAGACGAGGTAGTAGATGGAGACGTTTCTACCGAGCCTATACCAGTTAGGCAGATGTCAGACCTTTATAAAGAAGCGCCTAATAACGTTAAGGCTATGTTGCTATTCGCAAATAATCAGCCTAACTTAGAAATAGTCAATAAAAATGGACTTTACACTCCATTAAACAACAAATCAATAATGTTCGAGGAATCATGGAAGAAATTCTTAAAGCACTTGGGTTAAGCTTAGACAGCAATGCTGCTCAAGCTATTATGCGAGTAAAAGAAATTATGTCTTCTCAGGCTGACCTTCGCGACACAGCAGCTGCAATGACTAAGCGAGTTACAGAACTCGAAGAGCAAATCTTAACATTCTCTAAGAATGTACAAGATGTCAGAGTTGAAGCTATGGTTCGTCAGGTTCAGAATGAAAGTGGCAGATTTTTAGGTAAAGAGTCTTTACCTAAGCTTGAAGCAAAAGCTAAAAAATACGTTGTAGCTTCTACAGAAGAAGATAGAAATTCTTTAATGGAAGATATGAAAACAATTTGTGTTGCTCATGGAGTAAACATGACATTGCGTAAAGAGTTATCTGGAGCGTCAGAGTCTGAAAGAGACGAAGATGACGACACAGGCGAGCTTGATAAAAAAGTAAGCAAAATTATGAAGATCGACAAAAATATGTCTTTTGAGGCAGCTACTCGCATTGCACTAAACGAAGAGAAGTTCTCAAAATTCATTTTAGAAAATAAAGGAGCTAAGTAATGCGCAGAGAGATTATTGTAAGCGGAACGGTTAAAGCTGCTACTGCATTAGAAAAAGGTATTGCAGTTAATTCTGCTGGAGCTATTGTTACATCTGGAGTTCCATTTGGATTTACTCTTGACAAAGCAGACGCTGGTGTTTATGTTGCAGTTGTAAGACTAGGCTTTGCTCCAGTAGCAAGAATATTGTCTGGTGGAGCATTTGGCGAGCAGTTCGCAGTTGGAGCAGGTGGGCTAGTTTCTGCTGCTACTACAGCAAATAGAGTTGTTGGCACTCTTCAAGGCGCTAATAGCGGAGCAGGTGAATTAGCACCAGCTTGGGTAAACTGCCTTGACGTAAACATATTTTAATTAGGAGTTAAAAGGTGAGTAATTATCTAAAAAAGAACAAGGTATTAACAAACGTTTATTACCAAAAAAGTCTTGGCGAGCCAGGAATTGGAGGAATGTTAGCTCCTCTTGTAAAGTCAGACCAGCTTTCTGGTGACTTTTACAGAGTTGACCGTTCTAAATCAGACAAATCTCCAGACGTAACATTAGTAAGAGCTCCAGGTTCTGCAGGTCAGCGCCAAGAGAGAAAAGGTCGTTCAATTGATAACTTCAGATGCGTTGACCACGTACTTACTGAAGAGATTCCTTTTGAATTACTTGAAGGAACTCAAGAGTTTCAAGTTATCGAAGAGCAAATGCAAACTGCAAGCGACATTGTTACTGCAATTAAAACTGCACATGAGAGAGAAGTTCACGATATTGCATGGGCTGCAAACTTAGGAGCTTTTAAATCTCTATTAGGCGGAGGTCATACTCCAACTGTTAAATGGGATGCCGCAGGAGCAGCTATTAAAGCTGACTTGTTAACTGCAAAAGATGCGGTTTACAAGAAAACTGGCAAGCGTGCAAATACTGTCGTAATGTCTACAGAAGTCTTTAATAAGATTTCTACACAAGACAATGAGATTCGTGACGTAATCAAGTATACTCAGAACGGAATGGTAACACTCGAGAAATTAGCTTCTTACTTAGAAGTTGAAACTTGCATTGTTCCTTATTTCTTAGCTGACACTACTCCAGGCGTTTCTGAAGAAAAAGACTTCTTATGGCAAGGAGACCATTGCGGTGTTTACTATGTAGATAAATCTTCTCAATCTCGTCAGAAAATAACATTTGCTACTACTTTTTATTATGACACAATGAAAAGACGCTGGATGCAGGTTTATACTGGATATAGCGAAGAAACTGAGTCTGAAGAAGTAAAAGTATCTGCTTTTTGGGACTTGAAGGTAATCGACAAGGAGTGCGGTTACGGTATAGCAGACGTATTGGCATAGTCCGGAGTTTCAAATGTATTCTTTTAAAAGATCATTCGAAGCGTTAATCCTTATCGAGGGTGGTTATGCAAATCACCCCTTCGATAAAGGAGGAGAGACTGCATACGGAGTTACAAAAACTACTGCTAAGGCTTTTGGATACGAGGGCGAAATGTCAGAAATGACTCTTGAGCAAGCGCAGCAAATCTACAAAAAAGGCTATTGGGACAAGATTAAAGGAGATGAAATATCTGCTACTTCTGAAGTCATAGCTAAGGTAGCGTTTGAAATTGCAGTTCACAGAGGAGTTAAAGATGCTTCAGTTTTTCTTCAGAAGGCTTTAAATGCTTTCAATAGAAACGAGATAGACTATAAAGATATTAAAGAAGATGGTTCTATCGGAAGTAAAACCATAGAAGCTTTAAAGTCTTTAGCGTCAAAAAGAAAGCTTGAACAAGTCAATCATGTAGTATCTACTTTTATGATTGTTGAACACGCATACGAGTTAAATCGCTTTGCAGAAAAAGATAAAAACCAAGAAGCATTCATGTTTGGATGGTACTTGAATAGAATCAAATTAAATTGGGAGACCAAATAAATGGCTGCATCTTCTCAGATAGCGCATAGAGATAATTATACTTTCTTCCCAAAGGAAGTATTTCTCACTCCAATGGAAGCCTTTTTAGGTGCAAATCCATTGGTAAAATCATTTGCAGATTTGAATAAAACAAATTCTGTAGTATTCAATCAGATTGGCGATGAAGGAAACTTTATCATTAATGAAGATGGAATTGAATTTACAAAGACAAAAACTTCAGCAGAGATTAAAGCTCTTGTTCGTTCAGGCATCGGAAGTCTTGACGACAGAACCATTGAACGATCTCTTGAAGTTACTATCAATGTAAACGGCTCTAGCCACGAGTTAGATGCTATTGTAGACGGAGGTAATCCTATTGTTGAAGTAGATACCAATGTAGCTTTCTCTAAAAACAATGTTGAAGGAGCAGTTCTTACGGCTTCTATAACATCCCCTGCTACCGATTCTGTCGATGGACCTGCAATAGCTTTAGTAATAACAGCTCCTCCAGTAGGCGGAGTTCAGGCTACTGGAACTGCTGTAGTTGTATCTGGACTTGTTACAAGTGTCACTATAACAAATCCTGGCTCTGGCTATTTGTCAGCTCCTTCTTTGCTTATTGCGGGAGATGTTACTAACATATTTCTTGGAACTACAACTATCGGAGTTGCTACAAGTAAAGTTGCTGCTGCTGGGTATGTTCCAAAAGAACGCCTTGTTAAAACAAAATGGGTAATGACCCTTACTTCATCTTTAGGAGATGAAGACGAAGGAGACTTGTACACAATTTGTCCTAAACT